AAAATATTGAAGCGCGCGTGTCCCGTTTCCCCCCTGCCACTCAAGCATATTATCGTCGACGGTTCACTGAGGAAGCAGCAGCAGCTAACGTCAAGCGTCTTGTGTCTCCGCCCTCTCGTTCCAAGGTCAACCCGAGTATTGTGACCCAGAACAACTCTATCATGAATTATAAAGTCACGGATCTAATTGACCATCATCGGATTATTGCCAATAGAAAGAATGGTGCTGTTATAGAGATGCAGAACTTCTATTGGCTGAGTGAATTCATCCAGGATAATGTCCCTGCAGGAACGATCATCAAAGCTCATGACTCGCTCATTGGATTCATGAAAGGGATAAACCTGGCTATTGACAATTACAATAAGACAATGGATATTTCAACTCTGCCAAGCAAATTTCACCTGGATCAAATAGACCAGATCCATGAAACCATCCTACCACTTTACAAGGATATTTTGACGACCTGGTTCCTGGATGCTCGGTATATCGATCAATATAATGAAGATCCTGAACTCCATCCATCGTCAACTGTGCCCATCCTAGTCACTGTGCAGAAGATTTTTGTTGGTCCCGCAACCCGTGTCAAAGCCAAGCTTCCTAAGAGGCTCAATTTAGCTTTAGTGAAAATGCCTGAGGATTACCTAAATGTGATCAAAGCTGATACTTTTTCTGGATTCACGAGTATGAAAGAACATTTCATCTCTGATTTACTGCTTCTGCGCAGTGAAATCATCAACAACACAGAGAAGAACAGAGGTGCCCCTTGCCTAAAACATGATATCAATCAGTCCACACTGAGGCTAGCTAGGGAGACAATACTGGTTGGTTCAGGTGTTAAATATGCTGTTGCAGTCAAGAATTCTAGGGTATTCAGTGATATAGAGCTGAACCAGGTGGCATTGAATCAAAAGAACCTTAAACAAAATGTTTACTCTGTTCCTTTACAGTCAGGACCACCTGACTTCCACTTATTGATTCAGAGAGCCTTCACCATATTGACATATAGATCAACCGCCTCATGGACTGCATTTGAAGTCAATGGTGAGGATGAAGAGGGTATATCTGTCGGAAGATCAGACTCTCAAGCAATCCATATAAGAGTCCGGACGGCAAAGTGTCATCTGCATATTATCATAACAGGGCATAACTATGCTGTTAATTGGGGCCAATCCATGGATTGGTTTGTGAGTTCAGTTGAAGATCTGGATCATGCCCTATCGATAAATGAATCAATCCGGAATTTCTGGATATGGATAACACAAGAAGACAATGCTGCAATGAGGAGTTTAATAATTGCTTGGTATGATTACCTTATGAAATTTACTGATTATGATAGGGCAGTGGATTTCTCAGTAGTTTACGAGACACTTTGTCTCAATATGTCTGACGAAATAGGTGTGCCAGGGTCGATACATATCCCTCTTCAATCTACCTTATTGGATCTGTGCACCATCCTTAAAGTGGGGAATAGTTCTCAGCCCAACCAAAGGACCAGGCAAGTCCTCATTGATATCATCCTCAAGACAGTACCTGATGAAATTCCAGAATCAGGTATCCTAAACAGTCTATCATCCCTCACTGGTACACAATTACAGCTAGCAAGCTCTTATCACAAGAGTGGATTGTTTGCGAGGATCTCAGAGAGAGAGGGTTTGAGCAAGCAGATGTCAAGGTTACATTCGAAGAGGCCAGTGGACCCGGTCCATATACAGCATCGAGTTTGGTGCTTTAGGAAAATATTCATACTCAATTACCTAAAATTACACAAAGAATTACCTCCTATGGAGAACTACTCTAGGTTGGACTCCAGGCTGGCAACAGCACAACGTATAGAGTGGCCTGAGATCATACAATCAATGACCTTGGATTTATTCTCAGATATTATACTCCAGCCAATAGTTCACTTGAAGAAGATCAATTCAACCCTTGGCCTTATGCATGACAAATCCTGTAGTTTACAGAAGACAGAAGGTTATGGTCATGAAGTGGTGAACGAGGTCGTTCACATACTTGGTCAAGAAAATTTCACAATGACCGAGATTACGGGTGAGAAACTCATCAATGAGGTTGATTCTAATATTCAGTTAGTAACTCCTGGTAGCTTCTTATGGGAATCAGAATTCATGGTCAAAGCCACCATGAAAGAGAGAGAGCAGAAAAGTGCGGGTAGACCTTTCGGAGCGTTTGTCTGCGAAACTAAACATGCTATATCCAGTGCGATGGAGTCAGTCAAACAACTTCTCGATTATTTCCCAGGTCAGTGTATGAAAAGCACTGCTGACAAGAAAATTGAGCAGTTGGCAAGAGCGGGGAGATATCTAAACAAGGCAGATACATTCTGCCTTATGACTGATATCACCGGTCACAACACAGCTCTTCAGCAACACAATCATGGCCCTTTACTAGCAGAAATGGGTAGATTGACTGGTATCAACTGGCTTGAGTACGGAATGAATATATTCTCACAGATTAAATATTGGTATCCTTTCCGCCATCAGCACTCCGTCCTACTCTCTGAGGGTCAATATGGTGGTATCGAAGGAATGATGAATCCAGCTTGGACGATTGACAATTACATCACTATGTATTTGGCACTTGAGAAACTTAACATACCATGCCTGGAGCTAATCGTTTATTCAGATGATATAACAGCGATCATTGACTTATCAAAAATATCCAGAGAAGACCGTTGCCACATCCTTATCCGGTTAAAGCAAGAATATTGGTTGAGTGGTCAACTGATAAAATTATCACAAACAGCTCTGACTCCAAACAGAATAACATCTCTTAGGGTCCATCTACATCGTGAGAACCGTTCCCACAATGGTTATAAATCATTATTGAATGCGTCATGGTTCTCAGATACCATTATTTTCAGTAATGAGAAACAAGTTGATTGCATCTGTGCATCTGCCACGAGCATAGTGGCCGGTTCCGATGATTATCGTGTAAGTTTAGCATACAGATGGATCAGTCTATGGCTAACCACTGCCCCCACATTGGTCAATCAATTATATCACCGATACCAAAGATCTGATCTACACAATTACCCGTCTCAGGTTTCGATCATAAAGATATGGAAGACCTTATCACAAGATTTACAAGGAATGGCTGAAAATATTACAAAGGATATACAGTCGACTTTAGATCAGTATTTGCAATCAGGAGTCGATGAAGACATCCAAAAAGAACTAATCACACAGTATTTCAAGAAGTTACAGGGGCAAGATCAAGAGATCAGAACCAAAGCACTGAGGCACATTGGCATTACAGGCACCATGATGAATGACAAAAGCGATAAGTATTTTATAGAGTTTTTCTATCTCTCTATGAGATTAAACAAATCTTTTGGTGGATATGGTGTGCAGAATATACTACATGATATCCTTGGCGGTGGGTGCGGTAGCGTGTTGCGAGAAACAGACATGCTTGTCCAAGAGATCAAGAGATCATTCAGCGGACCTATTGCTGCTATTATCTTTGTAAGAACTCGAGTTTTACCTGACTACAATCAGATTAGTGTGGGGAAAAGTAACGAAAATCATCTTGTCACGTCTTTGTACCCCAGCCCTTCAAGACATCAAACTTATGATGATATAATAGAGGGATCTATCAAGTCTGCAGTGAAACGTTTGAATAAGAATCTAATGTTTAAGAAGATTTTGGATTATAGTAAAAATGATCGAGATATCAAAGCTCATATAATGTCCTACATGCGTGAAAATTTCCATCCTCGACTGGCATCTTACTATTATGATAAGTCATGCATTGGTTTAGTTAGTAAATTAGCCAAGAAAATTGAGTCTGCAAGATCATTAGCGAAATTGGGACTTAAAATTGATCACTTGCAAGCCAAGGTGAACAAGAACCAATTATATTCTGTGAATTATTTGTTAGGGAATCATGTATCAACAGTCAGTAATGAAGATTTTATGGGTAACGTGGTAAATTCAATGCTGAACTGGAGGAATAATCGATACCCTGCCGTAATCTTTTCTGATATCACCGAGCTCTCCTATGAGAGTTTGCTATCTGATCAGGAAGCAGACCTACAAATCGTACATGTCAGACCGACGCCAGGGACAGGTCTAGTGGATGGTCAGCAAGGCAGAATGTCTATCCCTTGCGGTTCTGCAGTGGGGATGAAATACGATAGAGACACAATAACTGAATCTTTTGATAGCCCTGTCATACCTTACTTAGCTGATATGATAGTAACCACTAATTGGTTGTTATCAAAAGACGGCTACTTGAATGCTAT